ATTTTGCGCTCGATTGCATCGATTACTTTCATAATCTTTTTAGAAAGCATACCTTGAACATCAGTAGTACATACTGTTGCTAAGTCTGCTGTGGTAAACTTCTCACCTGCACTCAACCAAACATTAGGGTCGATAGTGTAGTTAGCATAGTTATCAAATGTTTCGTTTGATGTAGTACAAGACCTTGCTCCACTTCCTTCTGTTACAGCAGATTCAAGTAAGCGTTGTTCGTAAACTACTTTTACATTTTTAACCTTACCATTCCCATCAGAAACTTTTTGTTGTATTCCGTTTGCTAATTGAGATTGTAAAATGTAAGAAAGGGCTGGCATATTCTCCTGAGGAGTTGGACACGTTACGAAATTTTCATCCAACATTGTCTGGATGGTTTCGCATTGTATGTATTCGGAACTTAAATAGCTCATAATAAAAAATTTTAAAAGTTAAATTTGGTTTCTCGTATTCAAGGCTGAGTACCTCCTTCCCTTTTATGTCGGGTGCGACACCTTTTTATTAATTCCAATACAAATATAAATACAAAAGCCGACTAAAAACCATATGTTAAATTTTTAGTCGGCTTTAATTATATTAGTAGCTACTGTCCCATATTAAATCTTTTAGCTACCTCTCTCAATGGTTTAGCATCACCCGAATCTGTTACTTTCTTTTCTGTTGGCTTTGGTTTACCACCATCACCGTTTAGCTTATATAGGCTAAGTTTTACAGCTTCTTCAACTAGCACCTCTTCGGCTGATTTGAATGTACCTGTAACTTTAGGGTTTTGAATTTGCTTACCTTCTGCGTCAGTAACAACTAATTTATTACCAGCTTCATCTAAATCAAATTTATACTTCTCATTTATAATCGAATTAAACCCTTTTGTTTGAAGCTCACTAACGCCATCAATCCATTTAATTTGACTTAAGGCATTTGATCTTAAAGTATCTAATTTAATATTCTTTAGCTTACCTTCATAACCTGCTTTCGATTCGTCAAACTCCTTAGATACATTCTGCAAAAGCCCCTCTGTGTCCTTTCTTTTTTGCTTTTCTTTTTCTAATGCTGCGGTAATTTCATTTAGCTTTTCATCGTTATTCTGTGAAGCCTTAACAGTTAAGTCTTTAATAATCGCCTCTTTTGATTTAACAAGCTCCGAAGTGAGTAACTTTAACTTATCCTTAATCTTCGCTTCTTTCCATCCTTCAATTTCTGTTACTGCGATGTCGTTGGCTTTCCCAACTTTAACTAAATCAGAATCAAAGCTACCATAGGCTTGACCGATTAGTTTCTTTACAGGTTCAAATTCTTCATTGATCGCAGAAGTTCTAACAAACTCTGCTTCAAACTTTCCTTTCAAATCGTCTAACTCTTTAATTTCTTCAGGCTTATAACCCAAGAACTCTATTACTTGTTTTAATTCTATTGGCATTTTTAGTTGTTTTGGTTAATATATAAATTGTATAGCACTTCCTTTTTATCAAGTTGGTTAAATTCTATTTTCGCTTCTGTTAAAAGCTCTGCTAGTTTTGCTTTTGTGTAATCATCAATAGTTAGTTCTTTAGGGACTAAATCGTCTTTAATCAAAGGTTTTAGTTCTTCAACAGCTTCAAAGACTTTAATCTTATTATCTCTAAGAACATTTGTGCTATTTACTATGTAAGGCGAAAACCATCTTACTTCTCCTTTTTCGGTCAGGCATTTAATGTCGCCAGTTTCATTTGTTATCCTCATTTTGTTTTACTTTGGTTAATACTTGTTTTGATTTTTCCTCAAACTCCTTTTCGTTAAGTTTGTTTTTTCTAGCGTGTCTTGTCCACTTTTTATTATAAAGAGAATACGCTAATAGCATTTCTTTTTTACTGCTGTATTCTTGTGAGAAGAATGCAGTTAATATTTTTTCAAGCATACAACAAAGATACTATTTATTTTATAAATCCTAACCTTTTCGCTCTGTCAATATCTGAATCAGGTACGCCAAATTCACTAACAGGTATTAATGAATGCAAACAATTATAACCACCTAAGTAAGAATAAATAGTTATTGAGTTAGTTCCTGCTATCTCCCCAGCCCATTCACCACCACCTAAATCACAATCATCTAAATTCTTACCATCACCCCACGATTCAATCTCTTTGTAATGATAATAATTCCCCACCCTTGCAGCGCAAAAGCATCTTGTGCTATCTTTTTCAGTTCCAGAAAAGTAGTACCAATCATTATCTAAAGCATCCGAAACAATCGATGTAAAAGACCTGTCCGCAATACTAAAGGAATCATTTGTAATCTGTCTTGCATACTTTGCTATTCTTGAAACATCTTCACTCGTTCCATTTACAAACTGCCCTATCGATTCAACTGTTTCTGCAAACGTAGCACCATTAACAACAGCGTTTTCTAACAAACCTTGAATTGGCTTAATAAATTCTTTGTCAATCGGTGCGCCTACTAAACTTTCTATTGCTGAACGCTTCGCAATTTCGATATACGCTTTGCTTGCTATTGGTGTTTCAATTGCACCAAACCCCGATTCAATTAATTTTGTATTAATTGTTGCCTGATTGTTAAACTCCCTTGCAAACTCCCTGACAGCGTTAACATAATCCTTTGATAAAAAAATCTTTTTTAAATCGTCTGAAATCTTTGCAATTTGATTTAGATTCGATGCCGTTATTTCTATCTTACCATTAACAGTTGTAAGGCTAGATAAATCCGATGTTAACTGACTTAATATCTTTGATTGCTGTTTCTCTAATGCGGTCTGCATAGCCAAAGGAACAGACTTTAACCTGTCGTTTTTCTCTTTTAATATTTCAGCAAAGGTCATTAAACTGTTTTATAAATATCATCAACAACACCAGCACCAATAGCAGTCGCCACCTCTTTAGCTTTGTCTTGCACCGATTTAACTTGCGTTTCAATTTCCGTATTTAGAAACTCCTCACTTTCATTAATTAAATCAGAAATAAAGTTTAAAATGGAATCATTTAAAACAGATTCCCACTTCGCCACAGTTCCATTAGCTAACTTTAAATTAATTTCGTCTTGCCTTAATGCGAATAATCGATTTGCCTTTAAAACCAACTTAAATATATTCGATGTCTTTTCACTATCTCCATAGTAAGCATTTACATACTGTAACATCAACATCTTAATAAATGAAATATCAAGACCTTTTTCAATCGATGTCGTTAAGTCAATTAAATAATCTTCTGCATTTTTAAAGTCATAAGATTTAGGGTAAGTTAAGTTAGGCATTTCAAAGTTTTCCCCATAACGCTGCTCCCCAATGTGTTTTATAGCAAACTCATATAAATTAAATGTTTGGTCTGCAATAGGCTTTATAAAAGCTGTCATTCCCTTACTATCATCAAACACTTCGGTGGCTGTTATTGGCTGACCATTAACAATGCTATTTCTATTTCGTAGCTTTAAAATTTGCCTTGCTTTAATCGTGTCCTTATCAATCTTCTTTTCAATAAATTCTAAAGTAGTTGTTTCAGGGCTAACATAAGACAATGGGGCTTGTGATGAATTTGTTTCACCTTCTGCTGTTGCTGTTGTTGGCTTAATTAAAAGCGTTCCTAGTGGACTTAATCTACCTTTTAGCCCTGAACCATGACAACTAGGACAACTTTTTTGGTATGGTAAATCGTTTATGAATCCGTTTATTGTTCCGTTATAACAACTTCCTCCATTCTCATCTTTAAACTCGCAAGGACTACCATACATAACAGCCATTGGGAACACACATTTATTAACCGAAAACTGTAACCAATTAGAATTAACTGCAACTAAATCTAGCAAGTCAACACCAAAGATAAAAGGCGACATCCAAAGAATTTCATCTTCTTCAATCGCTGGTATTCCTTTTAATTGCTCAACAGGACAAACCCCATTGAACTCATAAAATAAAACCTGCTGAAATTTATTATCCGCTTTTTTACCTATCTGCTTAAAGAAATAAACACCATCTTTGGTGTATAACTCAAATATTAACCCATCTCTTACTTGCTTATCACCATGCTGTATTAAGCTCTTTTCGCTGCTTAAAAATAAGTAATATTCGTTGTGTTTATAGTCAATTACATTCTCACTCTTATAATAAAATATAGTAGGTTTGTATAATTGGCTTTCGTCAACAATAGCCCCATCTTCACTATCTATATAGTCAATTTCTTTTGGTCTAACTGCTATAAATCCATTTGCATCGATTGATTTTATTGTTGGCAGTATTGTCTTGACAAACGATTCTAAACTCCCATAAATAGGCAGTTCTTTTTCTACATAAGACTGAAATGTATTCTCAGAAGTCTTGTAAATCTCTTTATCTTCTTTGTAGTCAATAGCCCAATTCCCATCGCCAAAAGGTCTTGTAATTGTATTTACATAGTCAACAAATTCAGGTAATGTATATTGTTTGTAATTAGCTTTTATATACTTCGCTTCAGCTTCGGTTTGATTTGGACTTCTGTTAGAAAATAACAAATCAGGAAACTCCCCTTTTACTGCGTGGTATCGGATATGTGTTGCCATTTCAACCGACTGTTTATAAAGGTCGTGAACACCTACAATCTTTTTATCTTTACCCTGATACGCATTTTTACTTACTGATAGTATTATTTTTTCAGCAAGTGAAAGAATTTCCTCGTTTGTCATTTATGCAGCTATTTTTATAGTCGTTTGACCCTGTGTTGCACCAGCCCAAGTTCCACAAGAACCCTTGCTTTTTTTGCCTCCACAATTCTTTACTATTTCCATAATACAAATTTACTTTTAAAAAAGATTAATACCCTAAATGTTAAATATTTACCAGCAAATAATATCATACTGCAAACCTTCCATCTTTTGCTCTTTGTAAATGTTTGAATACTCGTATTTGAATAAGTCTAAAAAATCAAATACATTTTTTGGTGTAACACCCATCTTTGCAAGTGTTCCCTCGTTTATTTCAATGTATAACTTAGGTTTGAACTTTTGAATTGTCTTTACCGCACCCCTTAGTACATCTAATTCAAACCCCTCTACATCGATTTTAATAAAGTCAACCCTTTCTAAATTAAAGCTATCAATAGCCCTTAATTCAATATCACCATCCTTTGACCTTTCACAAATAGAAGCCCCTGCATTCGGCGATTTAATTACATTTACTTTGCCTGAAAAAGCACCAACAGCATAGTTAAAAATGTGCGAATTTGGATAGTCTTTTAGATTGTATTTTAAGCAATCAAACGCTTCTTTATTAGGCTCAAATGAAAGTACAAAAGCTCCTTTATTAAGAAAGGCAAAAGAGTAAGCCCCAATATTAGCTCCGCAATCAATTACAAAATCATTTTTATTGATATGTTCTAATATAAAAGGCAATGCGTTTTGGTCGAAATCTAACCTTTGGTTTTCTTTTACCCATTTAGAAATATGGGTATCGTTTGGGATTACTGCGTAACCCTCTTTTGTTATATCAAAACTGTCCATTATTTAGTTTATTAATTTTTCAATTTCTTTACTATTAAATTCACCGTGCGACCACATTTGTTTAACTATAGGCTCTCCAAAATAATCTATTGATGTGTTTACCCATTTGTATTTTTCTCTTTCATTAAACCAAGCATAAGCACCTAAAGCGTTAAACTCTGAAAACCTGTTTTGGCTTAATACATAGGTTTGTAAATCACCAACAAAACTCTCAAAGTTTTCTAATGTTGAACGATGGTATATTAATCCATTTCGCCTCATAAATTCAAACTCAACAGATTGCTTAATTACCTTTTCTGTGCATTCTTTCCAACATATCGCATCGCCCACTAACTCATACGGAGTGTAAAGCATTTCAGGAAGTTCAGGTAGTTTAGATAAGTCTAAAGGAGATGTAAAAACACAATCAGAATCAATAAATAATATTTTGTCAGCTTGTGTATAATGATGTGCTGTTAGTTTACAATACTGCTGAAAAATATAACCATCGCCTTCTTTTTTAACCCATTCAATTTTTATCTTATTAGGTAGCTCAGTAAGTTCAAATAAAGATGTGTTGCTACCTTCATCAAGCATTAAAACAATATCTGAATAACCTGTAATATATTTACAGATAGATTTAAGGCAGTAGTTAAGCCACTTGAAATCCTTTGGGTAACTCTTTATAAATATAGAAGTCATTTACATTTTATTTCTTGTAGTGAATTACTACTCTTCTCTAGACTCTTTATTTCTTTTGATGTACCACAAAATTCAAATAGCGATATGTTTCCTTGTGGTTTTGAAGCATCTGAATAATTATACAGTACACATTCGGTGCATTTCTTACAAGAATAAAGGCTAAATGATAATAGAAAAACAAGTATTGTTTTCATACTTTTTTAGTTTTAGATGCGTTATAAATAAAGTTCTTTACAAATTCGCTCATTTTACCTACTCCATGAGTATCAGAAAATTGATACAAGTTGCTCTCCCAAAGAAAGAACCTGCCAGACTTTAACCAATTATCTCTTGAATATTGCGCTGCGTGGTTTAAATGGTATGCAATTTCTTGTTCAATAAATGTAGTTTGAATTCCTGAATTTAAAGCTGTGTAAGGAATGAAGTAATCAACAAAAGTCATACCTATTGCGTGCATCGTCTGTGGAAACAAACGTAAAAATCTTTTATGAATAAAGAAAACATCAATACCAGCTAAATACTTTGCGCCCTTATAATCCCCATTATGGTTTATTCTATTGCACATTAGCAGCTCATTTGCCATTAACAACTCTATCTTTCCAATCGTAGCTACATCGCTTTTTAATTCAATATCGGAGTTAATTAAGCAAAAATTATCTTCTTCTAAAGATTTGCAAATGTCAAATATTGCAGAAATTTGGACATAAGGCTTTCCATAGGTCATTTCTAGCGTTCTTTCGGTTGAATAAAACTGAACATCTTTGTACTTTGATTTTAATAAGTCGCACTCAGCTTTAGAGTTAACTGATACTACTTTCATCCCTAATTCAATCCATCCAGCAACAGCCTTTCCTTGAATATCAGCATTTATATGTGTTGGGCTAATACTTGTTATTGCGATCATTTAAAAGGTTATTGCATTTTTTTAAAATCTCTTCTAAAATTGTTTCATTGATAAAAAAATTTTCATAGTCATACCATAAAGCAGTTTTCTCAATTAATAAACAGACCTCTTTTAGGTTTTTTACATCAGCTTCTTTTACTTGTCCGCTTATATCATTACCGTATGCATCTACTATCATTTTTCATTTACTAATTTATGCGCCAAAATCTCACCTAGTTTAAACCTATGCTCAATCCCAATAGCTGAACAAATCTTAAACATCATTTTATCGTACCACTCCTGTAAATCAACTCTGCTGTTTTTTCTATTGCCGTAAAATGTAGCAAAGTAATAATCTTCAGTTATCTTTGAAATAGCCACGTTCTTTTTTTCATCAAAAAACATTAAATTAAAATCTATTCTTGCGTCCATTTCTAGCTTTGACAA